CGCATGTTCTTTAAAGATCCACGATTAATTCGTGATGCTGGAATCGGTGAGCCATTGTGGCGTCGGTTTGTGGCATACTACGGAACTGTTCATGGAATTGTGCACCGCGATCAGCAACCTGAGGGCGATGCAGAAGCTATGAAACAACATCAGGAAAAGATGTTGAAACTACTGGAGGGGTAATGTATTCACTAGAGGGCTTACCAGGAAGTAAGAGAGCACAAATTAATAATGCTAACTTTCCTGCAAAAACTATTGGCATGCGTTTAGAGGATTTAGATCATTTACCAAATCAAATTCCTATGTGGCTTGGTTTAGTAAAGAAACAACTTGTAGTTCGTTCGTTTGGGGAAAAAACTTGTGGTCTTGGGTTGCTACTCCAGGGCAGCCCAGGCCACGGTAAAACAACTATGGCCTCTGCTATATCACAGGAGCTCATACTGACAGCAGAGTCTTCTGTCTGGGGAAACTCAACTAGTTTTGTAAGAAGACCAGTTATGTTTCTTGATTACCCAAAGCTATTAAGATTACAAAAAATGAGTTGGTCTGAGGATGATGACTCTATTGAATTGCTTATTAAAGGCTTATATGGAGAAGCGGGCAAAGAAAATGATATTTGTCTGCTCATATTAGATGACTTAGGAAAAGAATATAGGACCGCTTCAGGGTGGGCAGAAAATACTTTTGATGCTTTACTTAGGGCACGGTTTAACGCCGGTTTGCCAACGATAGTCACAACCAACTATTCTTTGGATAAGTGGGATGACATGTATGGTGAGTCGATGGGAAGTTTTGGCCACGAAGCTTTTGTTCCTATTGACGTAGTATCAGAGAAGGGAGATAGAAGAAGATGGGCTTGAGAATGAACGACTGGCAAGTACTACAGATCTTTCTGTCAGAAACAGGCGTGCACGAAGTAGAGATGAACTCTGATGGTAAAAGCTTACGTTGCAATTGCCCTGGTTCTGAAAAAAGATCTCAGTGCAAGCACATGCGGTTTGTTAGAGTAAAGATGAACAGGAATGGTGGAATCTATCCGTGCGATCTTTCTAATCGTGCGAATAAGTTAGACGCTATTGCTGCAAGTCAGGACCCAAAAGTTTTTAGACAACTTCTAATTGATTACGGAAAAATCGAGGTAGTCTAACTTGAAGGGGGGCGATATCTCTAACGGGATCCCCATGAGAGTAGCGGTAACTCTAGATTGTATTATTGATCGGAAACCCACTTTCAAGAGAGTCCTTGGTGTCCCTGTAGTAGGGGAAGAAGTTACATACAACCGGCAAGCGCTGTCTTTATTCTGGCGCTTTGCTGATAAGTTTGGATATTCCATGGAGCTTGTTGGCTTTGACATGTCTGATAAAGAGATGCAGCAAGTACAGGAAGATCTAGACAATCTGGGTACTAACCCGTTTAACTATTATCTTAGATACAACGTTGTGGCAGACCTTGTAGCTGAGTTACCTTATCGCCCTGAACTTGTCGGAGTTGTGGATATTCCATCCCGTGCTCTACGATACGGCAGCAAGTTCATCGACTTAGGAGGGAAGATCTAATGGCAGCCGACAACGAACTTCGTCTCCTATCTAGAGCAATTAGAACGCGAGATATAGCGCCACTTCTTGAGGCTGGTGTAAAAGGAGATTGGTTCTTTACAGAAGAGAATAGATCCGTTTGGAACTTTGTAGTAAATCATTGGACTAAATATCAAGAGGTTCCAACAGCTGTAACTGTAAAAGATAACTTTCCTACATACAATTTACTTGCTGTAGATGATTCACTAGATTATTTATTAGATCAGTTAATTGAATATCGTAAACGTCAAAAAGCTATTGATGTAGTACAGGCTGCAGCAGAAGCAATTCAAAGCGGAGATCATGATGCAGCTATCGCTGCTATGAGTGTTGGCGTTGCCAAGATTGCAGACGAAGGTATAAAAGACTCTGGTGATATCGATCTTACAGACAATGCATCACAGCGCTTTGATGAGTATCTGTCTATCAAAACTAGACCAAACGGTTTGCTTGGTATGGCTACTGGATTCCCTACAATCGACAAGGCTACTGCCGGATTACAGCCAGGTCAGTTAGTAACAATTATTGCTCCACCAAAAACAGGTAAGTCTGTTCTTGCAATGCAGATTGCAGTTAACGTTCACGAAGATGGTTTTGTGCCTATGTTCCAATCTTTTGAGATGACCAACATTGAGCAGCAACATCGTCACGATGCGATGCGAGCAAAGATTGCACACTCTCGTTTGATTCGTGGATCTTTAAATCCGCAAGAGGAAGCACGGTATAGAGCAGCACTTGCAAAGATGGAAAGCATGCATAAGTTTTATTTAACAGATGCCGTGCCTTCAATGACAGTTACTGGCCTTGCCGCCAAGATTGACAAACTTCGTCCTAACATCGTATTTGTAGATGGTGTCTATCTTATGTTGGATGAGATTACGGGAGAGATCAACACCCCCCAGTCAATTACAAATGTCACCCGAAACCTAAAGAAATTAGCTATGTCTAAAGAACTTCCAATGGTTATCTCTACCCAGGTATTACTGTGGAAGATGAAGAAACGCCAAGTTTCGGCGGACGCCATTGGTTATTCATCTTCGTTCTACCAGGACTCAGATGTAATCCTTGGTCTACAAAAGCAAGATGAGAATGACGATACATCTAGAGAGTTAAAAATTGTTGCAAGTCGCAACTGCGGGCCAGCATCCACTGACCTGTTATGGGATTGGGAAGAAGGGAAGTTTGAGGAGTATGGATCTCTATTTGGAAACACATCCATTTAACGGCAAGCAGAACTGCAAGGATGCAGATCCAGAGTTATTCTTTCCGGATGATGAGGGAGTGTATGCAGATTTAGCTAAAGCTAAAAGTATTTGCAAAGACTGTCCGCTTACCCTTGATTGCCTTGCGTATGCAGTACGCCACCCAGAGTTAGAAGGTGTATGGGGTGGCACAACATCTAAGGATCGCAAATACCTACGTCGAAAGAGGGCACGTGTCGCCACTTGATTTGAGAGATAAGGACAAGCCCATACACGTATGCATTTGCGGATCAATGTTATGGAACCTAAAGGTGATGTTTGATGACTATGAGATATCGTTCTACTTTTTAGAAATGGAGTGTGCGGAGTGCGGAGCATTAGCTACAGCGCCTACGCCAATTGATCGTGTCGAAACTTAGAAGATTTTATTACCGGTGGGTACGTTCAGTATTGAGCTGGATTGAGTTCAGCACTCCTTTGTGGAGAATTAGAAGTTATGTACATTCAGTGCAATGCAGAAGAGGTAACCACGGGTTGGTAGCAGGAGTGCTAGCTGATGATGATTTTCTATCTCCAGTAGATCACTACTACTGCATGCATTGTCAAACAGAATTTACTGTCGAGGAGTGGGAGAGCCGGGATGTACAAAGAGGGTGATGTAGAACAGGCGCTTTTGCGTCTTGGTCTTACACACATGGAACAGCGCCGGGATGAACTACCTGGCTGGTGTCCTATGCACTTAGAACGTACCGGCAGAGAAGACTTTAATCCTTCTTGGTCTATCAATGTAGAAACCGGCGTTCACCACTGCTTCTCCTGTGGATACAAAGGAACTCTATTAACTCTTGTTGCTGAGGTATTAGATCTTAAAACAGAGTGGGGACGTTTAGATTTTGATGCCGCCAAGGATTGGTTACGTACATCTATACAGATTGATTTAGATACTTTAATCAAGCATGTAGAGAAAATGCGGGAATCCTACGTCTCATTACCTAAGCCTGTAGAGATGAGTGAGGCTCGTCTTGCCGTGTTTAGTAGGCCACCGGATTGGGCTTTAGCTGCCCGCAAGCTAACCTCTACAGCATGTGAGCACTTTGGTGTAGTGTGGAACGAGCATCAGAACGCTTGGATTACTCCTATTCGTCACCCGAATACACATAAGCTTATGGGCTGGCAGGAAAAGGGACAAGGTTCTAGATTATTCCGTAATCGTCCTACTGGCGTACAGAAATCTAAGACTTTATTTGGTCTTGATGCGTGGATCGGCGGAACTATGATCGTAGTTGAGTCTCCTTTGGACGCCGTATATCTGTCGTCATTAAGAATTGGTTATGGCGTCTCAACGTTTGGAGCTTCTGTAAGCTCAGATCAAATCGAGCTAATGCGACAGGCAGATAAGCTAATTCTTGCATTTGATAACCCCAAGATTGATCCAGCCGGAGAAAAGATATCGCTTGATATGTTTAATAGAATACGGTCATTGGGAATGGAGTGTATGTTTTTTGCTTACGGCGATAGTGGCAAGAAAGACATTGGAGATATGACTTTAGATGAGGTAAAGTTTGGTATAGAAAATGCCAAGCATTTTGTATTCGGAACAGGAGCCGTATACGCATGACGTTTACGGGCACACTACTTCCGTTTCAACCAGAAGCCGTTGAGGCTATGACTCAGCGGGGCAAGATGCTGGTTGCTTATGACTTAGGGCTGGGGAAAACAGTATTAACAATCGCTGCGCTAGAACAGCTGATGGACAGCGGTTCCGTACGTGAGCCAGGGATTATAATTTGTCTCTCCAGCCTTAAATATCAGTGGGCCGATCAGATAAGGAAGTTTACCGATGGATCTTCTACCGCTCTTGTCGTGGATGGAACAAAGAAGCAAAGAGAACTTGTCTACGAACAAGCCCTCGACTGGAAGTCCACGGGGATTGATTACATCATTCTTAATTACGAGCAAGTTGTTAATGACTGGGACTCGGTGTCCAAGTTGCCCAGAGGGTTTGTTGTATGTGACGAAGCAACCGCCATCAAATCCTTCAGATCAAAGCGATCCAAACACGTAAAGAAGTTAACTAGTAAGTATAAGTTTGCTCTCACGGGCACACCTGTAGAGAACGGCAAACCGGAAGAGCTCTACAGTATTATGCAGTTTGTAGATAAAAGTCTCTTAGGTAGATTTGATTTGTTTGATCAGACTTTTATAGTAAGAAATAGATTTGGTGGGGTAGAACGTTATAGAAACCTACCGCTATTAAATAAGACTTTAATGGAAGCTTGCGTTCGTAAACGCCAAAGCGATCCAGATGTAGCCCCTTTCTTACCCGAAACTATTAACGCCGAACCAATTCTCGTAGCTTTTGATTCAGCAGGCAAGAAGCTTTATCAGTCTATAGTTTATGAACTATTAAATGATTTAGACGAAGCTATGGATTCTTATGGCGCATCCTTTGACATCTTCTCTCATTATGGACAAGGAGAAAGCTTTGATGGAGCCGATGCTATGCGGGGTAGGATTATGTCTAAACTTACTGCACTAAGAATGCTGTGTGATCATCCAGATCTTCTTAGGAAGTCTGCCAAGTCTTCCGCCTATGCAGAAGAGTTAGAGGACAGTGGCCGCTTGGCTTCAGTAACAAAGTCTCCTAAACTTGCTGCTTTAAAAGAATACGTTAATAACTTTTTATCAGAGTACGAAGGCAATAAGGTTGTTATTTTTACTAGCTATGTTCATATGGTAGATTTAATACGTAATGAATTTGTAATGGATTGGGGCAGTGCTCCATATACAGGAGAGATGAATGCTAAACAAAAAGAAGAGTCCAAACTTAAATTTCAAACAGATCCTGAAGTTAGGATCCTTGTCAGCTCTGACGCTGGGGGTTATGGTGTGGATTTACCTCAAGCTAATCTTCTTATTAACTACGATCTTCCGTGGAATGCCGGACTCGCACTTCAACGTAATGGACGAATACGAAGAGCATCCAGCGAATGGGGATCTATAGTCATACAAGATCTATTAATGGAGGGCTCCGTAGAAGAACGACAGCATGCAATGCTCAGCCAAAAATTAGCAGTAGCTGGTGCTGTTGTAGATGGTGAGGGCATAGATTCCCAGGGCGGGATTAAATTGACCGTGGGTTCACTTAGGGGGTTCTTACAAAATGTTTCCCTGTAACATATCACTATGCCTAATTCGCCTAAGACTCCAACACGTACTATCCGTGTTTCTAATGAGCTTTGGTCTGCTGTAAAAGATAAGGCAGCCATCGAGGGAAAGACTGTAACCCAGGTTATTATTGAAGCCCTCAAAGAATATATAGCGGAATAATTTTTACGCTATAATTGTTACACACCTAGACCTGCCGAACGGGGGTCTTTAACTAGTCTCGTCTAAGGAGAGAACTATGTATCCACATCAAAAAGACTGGCGCCCAAAAACTGAGTGGGAAATGCCAAAAAAACTACCAGCCCCTACAATCTCAACCTTATTTCCCAACATTAATCGTTGGGCAATTGGATTTGATCCCCTATTTGAAACGCTAAAGGAGATCAGTCAGGAAGTAAAGGCGGCTACCTATCCCCCATACAACCTCTATAAGTCTGGGGATACCTACACTCTAGAGCTAGCTGTAGCCGGCTTCACAAAAGAGGATTTGCAACTTACCGTAAAAGAGAATAGACTTACGGTATCTGGAGAAAAAACCTCTGAGCCAGAAGATGCGGTCTACCGCGGAATTGCAGCCAGAGATTTTGAACAGGACTTTGTACTACAGGAGTATGTCAAAATTAAAAGCGCTGAGCTTAAAGATGGTATGCTTCGTATTACATTGGAACAGGAATTGCCAGAGGATAAGAAAGCAAAATCTATCCCAATCAATTAGCCAAACAAGGAGGGCACATGGCAACAGTAGAAAAACCATCACGTGACGTATCCCCCAAAGGTTTACTAGGCACGGTAAAACAATACGTAAATCTAAAGCGTCGGATTGATGATCTGACTAAAGAACAGAGCGTACTTAAAACGGAGCTTTCAGACATTGTAGACAAACAGGGTGAAACAGACGATAAGGGACACATTTGGCTTCCTCTTCCAGAAGAAGTAGATGGTGTTGTATCTCTTAAGCGGGAACGCAGAGTTTCACAAAGTCTTGATATGGATGCAGCAATTCTAATTCTTACCCAAAAAGGATTAGCGGAGCGCTGTATCAAGCCGATCCCAACAGTTGCTGAGGACGAAGTTATGGCTGCACTCTATGAGGGAAAACTCACAGAGGAAGACGTGGACACAATGTTCCCAAAGAAAATTACGTGGGCGTTCATTACAAGTAAATCATGAGTGACGAAGTAGACAAACTGTTTAGTGATCTGGATGAATATTATCCAGGTTCAAAGCGTAAGCGTAGGGAACCAAACCCCAACGCTATTCCTGTAAAACAGCTGTCTACTGCTTGGGATTCAGAACCCCAACTAAAGACTCTTCCTAACGGAAAGAGTATAGAATTGTTCAGTGCCGGGGCTCTGTCTCTGGCACTAAACAGACCGCTGGTTACTCTTAGGTTATGGGAACGCAAGGGGTACATACCTCGTGCACCCTATAGACTTAAGTCAGTGGTTGTCGATGGTGTAAAGAAGCCTGGATGGCGGATGTACAGCAGAGCAATCATTGAAACCACCATTGAAAGCTTTCAATCTAGAGAACTCTTAGGAGCACCTCGGGTTGACTGGAATCGATATCCAGATCTGTCAATTGAATTGATGGAAAAATGGAGTAAGATTCACTCTCAAGAAACAGCCGTTTCTTGAATTTGACCTATGACCAATGATCCTATGATCCTATGAAAGGAGTACCCCAGAATGGGTATTCGAATTGAAAAGACA